TGGTGCTTAGTTAATGACGGTGATCCTAACGAATTAGTTAGACACATGATCAAAGTGATGATGGAACACAATGGTATAGGCCTTGCTGCCCCCCAAGTAGGAATAAACAAGCGCATATTTGTCATGGGAAATCAAGACAGGTTATACGCTTGTGTGAATCCTGAGATACTAGATGCTAGCGGAAATATCATGGATCAAGAGGGTTGTCTAAGTTTCCCTGATCTATGGTTGCGTGTGCGTAGAGCAGAGACTATAAAAGTCAGATATCATAATGCTATGGGGGAACAGATCGAGGCTGAGTTTACAGGATTGATCGCTAGGGTATTTCAGCACGAACTTGATCATTTAGACGGTATCTGCTATGATACGAGGGTGGCGAAACTCAGCCTAGAGATGGCTAAAAATCGCAGAAAGAAAAGATTAAGGAAGTCTTTTAACTAATGTGATGCTACGGCGCTTAGTTTTGCGCTTGTTTAATTCATTAAGGCTGACTATAGGGCCGTGAAGTATAGTCAAATTCTTGTTATTAAATGTTCTAAGATAGGGCTTAAACGGATTCCAATCTTCCTTAAGGAAGATATTTATAGGAATCTGACGGTTGCTTTCCCACCACCAGACATCCCCTAATTCTAAGAATAGTTCCTTAATTTTCGCATCAACTATAGAACCATAGTCGTAAATGCTAGTGCATTGATCGTCACGGTTCTGCATTATTCCTACATAATCCTGGCTGGCGAAAGAGACAACCGTAATGAAAGGGTGATTGTCGCTTAGTTTTTTAAAAAAGTCTCTTGATATCGTCATCGAAGATTATTTATAATTGGGCAACCATTAAAATATTTTATTTTTATGCGACTAAATACATTGAGGAGCGACATTTGTGACTGTAAACACCGTAAGATATTCGACACCAGCATTCGTATTTACACAACGTCAGATTGTCGTCCTACTATCAGGAAACAGTCCGAGGGCCTTTATGCCAGTATATGCAAAAACAATGAATCTACACAAAGGTGTAGATAACAAACTACAGTTTCAGTTCTTGAACCAAGAGCAAAAACCAGTTGACATCACAGGGAAAGAGATCACTTGTCGCATCATCAATTACGATGGTACAGAAGTATTGATCAAAAAAGCATTGACATTGGAACTTCCATTGACCGGTATAGCATATCTACAACTTAATGCCGCAGAGATAGAAGACATTCCTGCTCAGATGTGTCATTATAGTTTAGAGATCCCGGTAGGACAATTTGGATATCCTGTATTCGTTGACCCTGCTGCCGGTGCGCGTGGTCAGATCAATGTAGTAGATAGCGTACTCCCTAGTTTTGTGCCTAGCGAGATAGTAACTATTCCAACAGGACAGCCATTCCCTAACCTCGATAGTAACAATAGCATTAATAATGTATTATCAAATGCTAACACATATTACAGTTCAGTTATCAATACCAATGATAATCCAATATTGACGCTACAGGCTCACTTGTATGAATTCAACGGTGAAGTAGAGATAGAAGGAACATTCAGTAGCAGCCTCACAGACTGGTATCCTATACGTTCAGAAGAATATCTTGAGACTACTGAAACAGTGGGTTACACAATTAAAGGTTATCACCCATTTATCAGAATGGTATTCACTAGCAACACCGGGGTGGTATCAAACATTTTGGCAAGATGATTTGCCGATACGCTTTGTTTTTACGTAGCAAGGTGTTATAATTACAATGTGTTTGATATACTTCAAATAGTTCCAGGAAAGAAAAGACTATCACAAAGCGGTTGGCATAGTTTCAACGCTGTGTGTTGCCACTACCGAGGTCATGGTGCTGACAAGCGCGGCCGCGGTGGCATACACATGGATAGTGATAACTGGAGTTATCATTGTTTTAATTGTGGATTCAAATGTGGGTTTATGTTGGGTAAACAACTCACTAAGAACACTCGCCAGTTACTGGCGTGGTGCGGCATGGATCCAGATGATATTAATAAGTATAGCCTAGAAAGTTTGCAACACAAAGACTTGCTAGATTTTGTAAAGGCTAAACGCGAAAAGAAGAAAATTAAATTCAAAGAGATGGATTTGCCTGATGCAGAAGTTATCGATTCTGAAAATCCTAAACACCAAGTTTATGTAGATTATCTACGAGGTCGTAAGATAGATATAAGTAGATATCCTTTCATGTGTACTCCGGATGAAGAAGGTAGGCAAGCCAATCGTATCATCATACCCTTCACTTTTGAAAATAAAATAGTGGGTCACACTAGCAGGTTCTTAGATGATCGAAAACCTAAATTTATCAGCGAACAACAGAGTGGTTATCTATTTGGTTATGATTTGCAGAAGCCAGAATGGCAAGTATGTATTGTAGTTGAGGGTATATTTGATGCATTGAGTATAGATGGTTGCGCATTGACTACTAATGGTATCAACGAAGAACAGGCAGAGATATTGAGACGTTTGAATAGAAAGATCATAGTAGTTCCAGATCAAGATAAGAGTGGTATGGATGTGATCAATCGCGCACTTGATTTTGGTTTTCAAGTTAGTATGCCTAATTGGGAACCGGGAATTAAAGACGTAAACGATGCAGTAATAAAATATGGCAAACTCGCTACATTACTAAGTATCTTGCAATCAGCGACTAATAGCAAAATAAAATTAGAGATTAAGAGGAAACAACTTGATAAACGACTATAACATTGATGTACAGACATTGTTTCTGAGAATGATGGTCACGAACGCAGAACTTTATACTCGCGTGATGAACATCATGAATGCAGAAAACTTTGATCGTAGATTGCGACCGGTTGCAGAGTTCATAATAGATCATACTAAAAAATATAATGTCATGCCAGATCCTATACAGATTAAGGCAACGACTGATGTATCTACTGAACGATTAGAGGAACTTGACGAAGGACATTATGATTGGTTCTTAGAAGAATTCGAAGCATTCACTAAGCGACAAGAACTTGAGAGGGCTATTCTTAAGAGTGCAGACTTACTTGAGAAGGGCGAATATGGACCTGTAGAGAAACTGATCAAAGAAGCAGTTCAGATTTCTCTACAGAAGGATTTAGGTACTGATTACTTTGCTGATCCTCGTAGTAGATTGATGGCACTAAAATCTAATAACGGTCAAAACAGCACAGGTTGGCCTATACTTGATCAGAAATTGTATGGTGGTTTCAATCGAGGTGAACTGCAAATCTTTGCAGGTGGATCAGGTTCTGGTAAGAGTTTGATCATGCAAAATCTTGCAGTTAATTGGGCACAAGCGGGACTTAGCGGAGTATACGTCACACTTGAATTGAGTGAAGGATTGTGTTCAATGCGTATTGATAGTATGATGACTGACACTAGTAGTCGCGAGATTTTTAAAGATATTGATAATGTTGAGATGAAAGTCAAGATGGTTGCTAAGAAGTCTGGTAACTTGCGCATCAAATATATGCCAGCACAAAGCAACGTCAATGATATCAGAGCATATGTCAAGGAATTACAGATACAGACAGGCATGAAGGTTGACTTCTTGTGTATCGACTATCTTGATTTGATCATGCCAGTCAGCGCAAAAGTAAGTCCAAGCGACTTGTTCGTAAAGGATAAGTATGTATCTGAAGAACTTAGAAATCTAGCAAAGGAATTAAATGTCTTATTCGTCACAGCATCACAACTTAACAGATCAGCCGTTGAAGAGATCGAATTTGATCACAGTCATATCTCAGGTGGTATTAGTAAGATTAATACTGCGGACAATGTTTTTGGTATCTTTACTAGCCGTAGTATGCGTGAGCGTGGACTTTATCAGATTCAATTGATGAAGACACGTAGTAGTTCCGGGGTAGGTCAAAAAATCGAACTCAAATTTGACGTAGAAACATTACGAATCACAGATGACGGATCCGATGATTCCTATAAGGTTCAGCCCTCAGGAGCGCAGTTAATGCAGAAAATCAAGACTACTAGCGAAGTAGGAACTACTCAGACTGCCGAGAAAACTGATCCTATAACAGGGGAGATAACTCCTGATTCAGGTAAGGTTGTACCCGACGTACAGAGCGCAAAACTCAAGAGTTTATTGGCGTCACTTAAGAAATAAAAGATCCTATTCCAGATAAATACTGTAAGGAAAGAACTATGCAAAAGCGTACCCGTAGCCTTCTAGAAGAACTGGAATTGATCGGTAATAACCGTGATATGAATCACATCATTGAGAGCAGGGCTCACAATGTTATTACCAGTGCCATTAATCTATTAGAATTAATCAATCGTCAATACTCCCCAGACAAAGCCGAAGTACTTGAGAAAAAACTATTAAGTGCTATCAAGGGCAAGGACGCGGCAAGGTTCGCTAAGTCACTGAGGAAGAAAGATGAGAATCAATGAGTTAAATACGTTCCAGAATCTCGCTAGAGGTCTGGCCGGTACAGTCGCATCAGCGCAAGGTACTAATACACAAGGTGTAGGTAGTGCTATGGCAAGAGCCAAGAAGTCAGGATTAAGTGCAGAAGATCAACTGGCACAGGATACATTCGTACAAAAATTCGTTAGTAGAGGTGCTAATGCGTTAAACACTGCTATTCAGCAGGGACTGGTAGACGTTGATTCAACTGATTTAGGAGCCGGTAATGCAACAGCACAACCCACTACGCCGAGCGCAGGAACAACACCTAGCGCACCTCAAGCAGGAGGAACAGCAACACAAGCCCCCGGTACTGCCGCAGGTGCCCAACCCGGTGCCGCCCCGCCAGTAAAGGCTGTACAGCCCGGAGGTAAAGCACCCGGTAATCAAGCAGTACCTACTGGTCAAAAGCAGGGAGCAGCCAAGCCAGAAATTGATGTCAATGTAGATAAGATTGTTAGCGCAATGAGAAAGTTACAGCCAGCCGGAACTAAACCGCTTCCTCCAACATCAAAAATAGCACAAGAAATTACTAAGGATCTTGCAAATGTTGCCCTTAATAAGGATTACTTGATACGTGTAGGCGACAAGATTCTTAAGTTAGACAACGCTGGTTACGATGTTAAAAACTTGCACCAGCAGTTCATGGGTCAATATGCTAAGGGAAATAAGCAAAAAACTATTAGCGAAGATAGACTAGAAGAGATTTACAATAAGTTAACGTCAGTAGAAAGATTTAGAAACGCATTGAAGAAATCAGGATATGATCCTGATCTAGCGGTCAAGCGCATAGAGGCATTGATCGCAAAACAAAAGAAAGAAAGAGAAGATAGAGATAAGTTCTTAAGAACTAATGAAGGTATCATGGATAAGATCAAGGGCGTGTTTAAGCGTCCGGGTCAACCAGCAGCCGCAAGCACTGCCCCAGCACAAGGCGCAGCACCGGCAGCAGGTCAACCAGCAGCACCATCAGGTAAACCTAGCCTAGGCGCATGGTTCCGCGATAATTTCATGAAGGGCTTCTTGAGAGGGATCAATTTAGGATCCTCACAGCAACAGGTTGATGACATACTAAAACGTATGCCACAAAGTTTAAAGGGTAAAACCTTGAACAAAGACTTGACTGATATAGCACAAATTGCTTGGGCTGTTTCAGACCAAGGTAGAAAACAAGACACTCAACCTTAAAATGAATTTCAATAACGAACAAGAATTCTTTCAGCATATTCGTGAAAGGATGCGTCAATTTGATCAGGATGCTTTGCGCCTAAAAGAAGGCAAGGGGCACCTCGATCATCCAGAAGATTTAGTAGTATTAGGAGACGTTGCGGGTGCAAATCAAGCAGTTAATTCTATATTGGCTACTGCTAAGAATCCTAAAACAATCACTATTAAATGGGATGGGTATCCAGCGTTGATATTCGGTCATGGTCCAGACGGCAAATTCAGCATTATGGACAAACACATGTTTAATAAGAAAGACATGTCAGGTCGCAACGTACACAGCGCAGAAGAATTTATAGAATACGATAGAGCGAGGGGGGTGGATCGCGGTGAACTTAATACTCTCATTACAAACATATGGCCCGGTCTTGAAAAAGCAAGTCAAGGAACTAAGGGCTACTACTGGGGCGACTTGCTCTTCGGCAAACCTTTACAAGATCAAAAAGGTCTGTATAAGTTTAAAGCGAACCCTAACGGTATAGCGTATACAGTAGATGTCGATAGCGATATAGGTAAATTGATCACAGGTAAGACTGCGGGTATTGCTGTGCATCAGTTTATACCTGCTAATGCCGCTACTACAGATGAATCAACACCATTGAATGGAACGATAGGGCAATTAAAGAATGATAGCGATGTCGCTATCATTCCTAGTGCTATGCCTATAGTTCCTAATGTAAAGTTAGATCAAGGCTTAGTCAATGACGCTAAGGCTGCTATACGTCAACATGGTCCTGCTGTGCAAAAACTAATGCAAGCACCGCAGGCTAGAAATACATTCAATCAACTATTCACTACATATATCAATAAGAAAATCGTCTCGGGCGATCTAAATGACATGGCTTCTGGATTCATGGATTATTTTGAGACTAGACCCATGACTCCTACTATGAAGCAAAAACTATCAGATCATATCAATGCTAACAAAGCAGGGGTGCAGGGTCTGTTTAGCATATGGGTGGCTATCTATAATCTTAAGAATCAAGTCGTACAACAACTAGCACAGCAAGCAGAACAAAGCCCCGTCAAAGGCTATCTACAGAGTGGCCAGCAAAGTCAAGAAGGTTTTGTGTCAAATGGTTTGAAATTTGTAGATAGAATGGGCTTCAGCCGTCAAAATCTTGCTGGCCAACGCTAGCCAAACCAACATTTTTTTGTGCCAGGCATAAATAATAGTATGAGACAGTAGGTCTCACAACATTAGGAGATTTTAAAATGGCACAATTTACAAGAGTTAATGGTGATCTTAAGCCAGTTCTATGGTTAGATCAGCCAGATTACACAAATTCAGGCGTTAACGCAGTTTCTTCAGCCTTGACAGTTCAGCCACAAGGTCCAAAGTTGGACTTCTTCACTGCAACTGCAAACGGTGCTTTGACAACTACACAAGTTAACTCAGCAATTCAAGCGATTCAGCAATTAGCAACTATCCACATCTATGAGTATACAGACGCAGCTAACGACACATTAGCATTCGCTATATACCCAACTGGTGCATGGACACCTGCTGCTCTAGTATTAGCACTAGAGAACGCAGATGGTCCCGCTTGGGCAAATGCTGTAACTGTAGCATCATCAGCAACTTTCACTAACTAATCATTAGTTTAAGTTAACAAACAAAGGACCCGAGATTTATTCTCGGGTCTTTTTTTTGCCTTAAATAACAACATGCACAGGATTTCCTGCTATACGTTATTTGA